GAAGCGTCTACCATTTCAAACTTAACAATATAGTCTGTAGCCGCACCTGAACTTGAAGTATTAGCAATTGGGTCTTCTATTACAATTGCAGTAGCTCCAGATTGGAATCTAACCATATCAAACTTGTTTAAGAAGTTTCCAGTTCTTCCAGTTGCAGTTCCATCTATAATGATTTCAAATACATCACCATTTGCATCAGCAGCATCAAGAATAATACCTGTTGAAGATGTAGGTGAAGAAGTAAAAGAAGTATCAGCAGATACACCTTTAAAGAAACCTGTAGAATATGATGGAGCGTTGTATCTACCCATCACCTTCCATTCAAAAGAGTTGTCCCCTAGGACTTTCTCTGTAGCGAAACGACCTGTTCTTTCTAAAAGGTAAGTCGCCGCATAACGAGGATACTGTTGAATAAGCGTTCTAGCAATCTCTGGGTATTGCATTAAGGCTGTATTCAAAGCATTCTCTGCCGTCGTTCCAGAACCATAAGTTCCAGTATACAATTTTGCCATTTTTAAATTTTTTTAAATTAATTAAACATTTTATTTGTTGTTCAATTAACTTTCAACTATGAGTAGACTTTGTCTTACTATATAAGCTTACTCGCTCATGAACGCGCTAGGATCAAACGAACCTGACTTTACTTTAAAGTTAGATTTGCCCTTTCCTTTATTTAGGTTCGGTGAGACTATGCTATCCATGATAGCGGCTTTGCCGTCTTCTAAACCTTGAGAACGAAGAATTTTTTCAATTTGCTT